AGCTCTCCTTTGTATTGGCTGGTGTATTTCCATACCTTTTGTGAGAGATCCAGCCCCTGGGTTTTCCTGGCAAAGAAAGCATCCATAGCCTCCCTGTTCCTGAGAAAGTATTTTGCAAAGTGGTTATCCTCAATGGAGCTTGCACCAAAGATCTGCTTTACCAGCTCATCATTATTCTCTGAGGCAAACATCCATTCCTTTTCCACACCCTCCCTGATCGTCTGGTACACACGGCTGTACATATTCCTGAGGATCGGCTGTACCTCCTCAGTATATCCGTACTCAGAGAAAGAGAAAGGAGTGCCCTCCTCCAGCTGTGTGCCTTTCACCAGGTCTATGATTTTACCCAGTGAATCACGATAGATGGAGCGCACAGCAGCAGCATAGCCCTCTGTACGTTGAAAGAGAGCTTGCTGGAGAGCCTTACCACTCATGTACTTTCCATTTGCCATACTCCTCAGATCAGACTACCAATAACAATACCAATGGCATCACAGATAAGATCATGGAGCTCAGGAGTGCCCTCATGTTTCCTATCATAGAGCTCCTTACCAATGCCAATGATCACCACAACCAGAATTGCAGCCCACAGAGGCATCCAGTTCTTTAGCACATCCAGGATCAGCGCACTACAGGCTATGTGTAACAGCCCATCTGTGCGCACCCATTCCCAGATCTTCTTAATTACTTTCATAGTTCAAACTTTTTTGTTACGTCTGGCAGATCCACTGTCTGACCTTTCAGCTCATGGGTGCAATCATCCAGGAACTTTATTTTACCATCAGTCACGTAAGAGTGGCAGTAGGTACGCTCTCCCCTACAGCTACTCTCTACAGCTATAGACGGTCTGATAGTGGGTTTCTCCAGATCTTTGTTAAACTCCCATACAGGAAACTGATCACGTGGATCAGTACCTATCTCATGCGGTGTCTTACAGGCTGGGCAAATGAAATAATAAAGCCCAGTGTTTTGCAATCGTCTTATCTTTGGCATAGCTTACTCTCCCTGTCCGAACACATCTATCTTATTCAGCTCCTGCTGACGCTTGATCTCTTGCTCCATCCTCTCAGCTTGCTCCTGCTTGATCAGATCATACTCTTTCTTAGCATCCTTGATCAGGTAAGAGAGCTCCAGCATGGTCTGGGTACTCATACCACCAGCACCAAACTGTTTCAGGATGTCATTCAGAGTGTCTGAAACATCATCACCAAACGGCTCCTGGAACTCATGCCCTACCATCAGAGCCTCATACTGAGCTTTGTGGGCATAGTCCAGAACATTGCCCAGGATAGCCAGCATGATATTGGCGTGTCGATTCATGTAGCCATCGTGGGTTTCCTTACGTTTCTCAGCCTTGATCACTGCCAGCAGCATCACCTTACGGATAGCCTTAGCAGAGAGGTTACTGAGTGATTTCATATTGTCGAAATCAATGTTAGGAGTGAACGATTTACTTAGTATATGCTTATCCAGACGCTCATACTCATTCTGCTTGCTCTGGCTTGCCTGATCCCATGTAAGATACTCAACCTTACCACCATTTTTCAGGATATACAGCTTAGCCTCATCCTCAGCCTTTGGCAGAGAGTTAAGGATCTCAGAGGTGGCAACCATAGCTGGGTTAGCAAAGCGATCATTCACATCTGCATCTGTTGATTCCAGTGCCTCTGTGCGCTCGATCATAGGCTGTACACCATCATGCTCTACCTCCTGTTCAAACATCAGCACAGGTATCTTTCCAATAGGATTCTGCTTAACCAGCACCTCCCAGCCGATATTGGAACGCTTGCACCTGTAGATGGTATCGTCTGTGTATATATCCAGGTGGTGAACGGTCTTATTGCCAGCCTCAGTGAGATAGTAGCCCCAGGCAAAGGCTTTCATTTTGCGGTACTGATCCTTGATGAAATAAATATCATCACCGTTTTTCTTGCTCAGCACATTCAGCAGCAGCTTAGGCTTTCCTGTCTTACTATCCTGGTACACATGATAGAGGATAGCGGACGTACCCTCAGCACCAGCAGCACGCTTAGCCTCCCTGACTATAGCGTTAAAGCGTACATCCTCATTCAGCTGTTTGTACGCCTGGAAAGCATCATCAGTGCCCTCTGACAGCTGGAGCCATTTCACAGGTCTGCCATACAGGAACACCAGGGCAATCTCATTGATGAAAGTCTGGTAGGGAATAGGAATTTTCCACCTCTTACTCCATCTGAGGAAATTGCCTTTTTTGTCAAACACAGCCCGATCCTTGCGCTCCATGATCTTGTGGGTAGAGATCTCAAAATCCCTCAGATTATTTGCAGCCTGGATTGAGCAATCTTTCATCATGCTAATAGCCCTGGAAACATCCTTTGCCTCCAGTAGCTCCGTGAATGTCTGCTGATAGCCTATAGCAGCTTTCACCTCGTTTGCTAAACTGTTAAAAATACCCATGTCTTTTAATTTAAGCTGTTGTTAGTCCTAATCTACGTTCTATATCATCTGGTATGTCATACTCATTGTAATCAAACCATGATCTCATAAGAAACATATCTCTCCAGTCTGGAGATCTGCCTATATCCAGTTTGATCTCAGGCTTTGGTTTAAGCATCAGCCTACCATCATTGTCTGGTTTCCACGTCTGGAGCTGTTCAAGCTCATTGGTGATCTCCTCCTGTTCTGCCTGGCTCACCAGGTCTGCCAGCACTCCTACCTCGTTAGCATTGATGTGATCTGCCAGCTTATATCCACACTGTGCCTGTAGATTCTGGTAGTTTTCACCGTTCAGAGGTGCAGAGTTATTCACAAAGCCCTCAATGTCACAGTTATCCACTACACCACCGCCAACACCATCCTCATCAACTATGCACCTGTATTTGGGGATCCTGTATTTCTTCTGGCATCGTATGATATACGTCTGTATGTCTGTTGTCTTAGAGACAGGGAAACACTGGTAATCAATCAGCATCCACCCATCCCAGACACCGATCCTGGCATAGTCAGCACCGAAACGTGCTATATCACCAGTCAGGTAGTGTATTCCAGTTCTGAGTGCCAGGATATTGCCAAAGATCGCACAGATAGCATCATGGCTACACAGAGCCAGAGGGTTATCATCGTATTCCCAGTTACCCTTAAAGAGGCGTTCAAACTTGACCTTATCAGAGGTTGTTTTCAAGCCCTCTATGTAGTCTGGATCTATAAATGGATTCTCCTGTACCAAACATGGTAGGTAGGCCTGATAGTCTTTCAGAGTGCCTTTCCTCCAGGGCTTGTAGAACTCATCATACATCCAGTTCTTTTTAGGGTTACAGGTGATAAAGAGCTTACGTTTCAGCCCATACTCCTTATTCAGGCATCGTCCCACACGTGTTTTCAGTGTGTCATAGGCACCGAAATTGACCTCACCGCCCTCCTCGATCCATCCACCTGTGAACTCTATAGATCCATATCGCTCATACAGCGGATCGGATGGAATGTATTTCAGATCCAGAAAGTCTATACGTGAGCCGTTGTAGAACTCAATATAGTTGTACTGTCCGTTATAGCTCCAGATCTCATCTGGCACTCCGTACCTGGTACATACTTTCTTGAATGTGATATAGGTACTCTGGGTGATACGTTTCAGCTCAGCACGTCCGATAAACCATTTGGTTTCTGGAAAACAGAGGCTCATAAACAGGAGCCAGGCAGCTCCAGTCCACGATTTAGCACCACCAGCAGCACCACCATAAAGCACCTCAGCGTGCTCATCATCCGTTAGCAGATTCAGAGCCTCTTTCTGCTTTTCGTGTTGCAGCCCTCCATCCTTTGTGATAAAGTCAAAGCATCCTCTCTTGAACAGCTCGATCTTTACCTGGAGTGAGGTTGGTAATGTGATCCCCCTGAAACGTGCCATACGCTACCCCCCTTTCTCTATCTTTTCCAGGATCTGATTGTACTGTAGCAGCTCCTCAGTGGAAAGCATAGATAGATCTTTGGGTGCTGTAGTGATCTGGCTGTCAATCATGCCCTCAATAGTCTGCTTAGGCTGACCAAAGGAACGCTCCAGAACGTACTCCAGAGCATCCAGTTTGCCATACCTGATACAGGCATTGATATTGCTCACCAGCATCTGGATCCAGGCTGGTGTGTTCTCGTTAGGCAGTGGCTTACCAGTCTTAGGATCCAGCTTAGTGCTCCTTACCAGAGCCTGGAGCTTTGCTGGTGGCAGCTCGATCAGGGCTTGCATGATGTCCTTGAAATCTTGCTCCTCCAGCTCATGGCCTACACTCTCACCAACAACTTTCTTTAGGTACTTATACAGCTTGGGCTTTCTGCCTCTGTTCTGAGGCTGATTCTCTGAGGTAAAGCGGTTTCCCACCTTGTTTCCCTTTTCAAACGGTTTCCTGCCCATATCGTTGTTTTTTCGTTGATTGTGTTTACCGAACACATCACCAGGATAAAAAGAAATCAGAGGCTGTTTTCTTGCACTCTGATCCCCTGTTTACCTGGTAAAGCGTTACTCTCCAGCAGCCTCCTGAGCCTCATACTGGTTAAGGAACCACACCATAAGGCTGTTACCTATCTCATCATAGGCATCCATATCCTCACAGTGCTTGTCTGCCTTGTCGATCACACTTTTCAGAGCCTTACGCTCCTCCTCTGTAGCCTCAGGAGGGAAAAACTCTCCTGCTATGTCCTTTTTCAACACTGCCAGCTCCAGATCAGTGAGCTCAATCTTTACGTTTTTGTTCTGTGAATCCATACTGTTACTAATTTTTTATGTTAAACTTATGTGATTTATATCTGTTTTGCCGTTGTTACAGCTTGTATTTCCTGGCAATACCTATAGCCTTTTTGGTGTATTTGTCAGAGCGTCCGTGAATACCCTTAGTGATCACCTCAGCCCAGAACTCATCCACGTTGGTCTTACCATAGGTGCCATATCCCTTTTTCTTCTTATCCTTGCTCCAGTCATGGTAGAGCTTTTGGATCTCCTTACCAGCAGCCTTATGTTTGGTGGAGGTGTAGGAACTCGTCCAGGTAGCGTGAGCCAGCTCATGTGTCACCGTGTGCTGTGCAGCCCTGTTTGTCACGTTCTTAAATCCACTATCATAGTTGTGCTTTTTGTAGTCAGCCTCAAACTTTCTCTTTGACTGGTCAAAGTGCTTACGTGAAAGGAAAATACCCTGGGATCCGTTGGCACCAATGTATGTTACACCGTATGCTCCTGGGATGTCAGCCAGCTTGATACTCCTCTCCCTTACTCCCATCACTGCCTCATACCTGGATATGGCACGATTGATCTGCTTTTCCATATCCCTGTGTTTCATACCGCCAGTAGAGACAGCGGTTTTCTGCATCGTCTGTACCTGTTTCTTGGTAAGACGCTTACCTGTAGATGTAACGGCTACACCGTTGCCAGATCCACCCTTTGCGTAATTGTTTACACCACCTGCGTTTCTTCCCATATTATTAACGATTTAGTTATTACTGTATTGTGGCAAAAGCCTATTCTTTCTTCTTAGCGTTTATAAAGTCTGTCACGTACAACAGATTGTGCTCCTGGCAGAAAGCCTGGATCTCATCACCTCCACCATAGACGATCAGGTTAGGCTGTTCCAGTCCACTGATCTCCTGGGCTACCTTTAGATCCAGTTTCAGGCTCTCCATCCAGCCATCAAGCCCTCTGGTAAAGAAAGCATTGTAGCCTTTCGGAATACCCATCTTATTGTACTCAATGAACTTGTGGGACACGTTCAGATCGGCATACACCTTAACACCACACTCCTGGAGATACCTTGCAAGCCAGCGTTTCTTATAGATCAGGGAAATGCCATAGGCAATAGGTGTCTGGTCATGGCAGCTACAGTTAGGCTCCACGATAGCCTTGCATCCACTCATAATGAGCTTTACAGGATCCTTGAAAAGAGCCTCAAACCTGTAATCATCCACATAGAAATGGTACGTTGCCACATCCTTTCTCAGTCTGCTGTTAGCACCCCAGGGTGAAAGAGGCGTTTCCAGGAAACCAGCTTGCTCCTCCAGGAGTAGTGTGGGGATGTCGAAAGGATTGTTTGCTGGGTAGAGCACATCCTTTAGCATGGATCGGTAGAAATCCTCCTTTTCGGCATCCTCCTCACTCTGTTCCTCGTTATCCTCTGAATCATTCTCCTTACCCTTTTTGCCTTTCTTCTTCTTTGGCTCCTCCTCTGGATCGTCTGGATCACCCATCGGCTGTGCCTGAGGAATACCCAGGTAGTCATAATCAGCACTTTTCCAGAAAGGATCAACGTGTAAGGTGTTGTACTCCCAATCACCGTTTTCCACGTTATCCCTGGCTATCAGCTCCTGCCTATCCTCATCAGTCAGATCAGTGTAGAGGATGGTGGGCACCTGAGGCAGTTTCAACTTGATTGCAGCCTTGTTTCTCTGGCTGCCACACAGGATCAACAGTTTTCCATCAACCTCCTCCAGAGCCTCAGGCCTGTGCTCCCAGAATCCATTGGTACGGATGCTATCAACCAACCTCGCAAAATCCTCCTTAGAGATCTTACGTGGGTTGTGGGGATGCTGGTGTAGGGTTTTCGGATCCCTGTATATGATCTTTCCTGCTTTCATGCTTTCGCCTCCTATTCTACAGGTATTTCAGGTGCATTCGCTGGATCTTTCACTCCAGGGAATATCTCACAGTTAGCCTTTCCCTCATCAGACGGTGGGAAAGTTCCGTACTCATCAGGTACGTTGCATATCTTACGGATCAGCTCAGCACGCTTTACCAGGTGCCAGAGCGTCTTATCCACATACACCAGGATATTGTCATTGGCATCTGTACCAATGGCATAGAAACGGCCTCTGTAGTCGATAGGGCAACTGACAGCACCATACACCACCAGGAAAGTCTGGCAACAGGCAGTGACGGTAGCACGCCTATTCCAGCCACCATTGATATAGATGTCTATCTGATCTCCCTTTGCTGGGTAGGTGGTAGGCATCATATTATCCAGAATGTATCTGCCTATAGTGATATTGAGCCCCAGAAACCATGAAATGGTAAAGATGGCCAGCAGAATGATAATAAAGATCGTTATAGCCATAACTGTTTACTTAGTGAATATTCGATTGCAAAGATAATAAAAAATCTGTGTTCACAGAACACATTTTATAGTTTTTTTTCATTCAAAAGCCAAAAACAAGCATTGTAGCGTCTCTGGAGTGCTCATTTGTGCGTTTTTTCCACCCTGTGACAGCCTGAAAACGCTCTGAGGTGTACTTTGTCATTCCTCCCTTAGGTGGTACCATCTGGTACTCCACTCCCAGGTCTTTGAGATAATCATCCCAGATCTTAGCGTCTCGCTTGATGGAGCCAGCTCCCTGTAGCACGTTTTCCTCCTCTCCTTTCCTGGAGTATTTCTTTTCAAACCACTTACGCTGCCTGGCATCCTCAACTCTCACAATGAGCCTGGTACCAATGTCAGCACACTTGTTTTTCCACTCTTTCACCAGAGCCATAGCCTGGTGGATCATCATACATTCAACCAGGAGGAGGGTGCGCTGCCTGTTATCCCAGACAGCAACACCTGTATTCACGCCTGTATCTATTCCGATATAGATCATTCCTCTGCCTCCTGCTTTTCCTCTGGTACATCCTCCTGGATAGAGCCAGGCATTTCACAGAGCTGGATCCCTTTGAGGGTGTTACGCTCCTCCCTGGATGGATAGAACTGTACCATCATACAGTAGTTAGGAATGTACTTATCCCTCACCTCCTGGATGATCGGTAGGGTGATCGGATTGTCACCGCTGTAGATATGTACCATCCAGAGCTCGTTTTCCCTGGTGACGGTAACAATACAGTACCGATGGAGGAAAGTACCCTGTTTGTACTCACCAAACACATCCACCACCTCAGGCTCTCTGTCTGCTGTCTCCTGGAGTAACTTGATCAGCCCAGCGTTCAACAGGTGCTTACGCTTAGCGAAATACGGTGGATATACCACTTTGTTTGTCTGAGTAACACCAGCCTCAGCCAGAGCTTTGTCTTGCTCCATTAAGGCAATTTCTTTCATTTGTGCTTTTTTTGCTTTTCCCATAACTATTTGATATTTAAGTATTTATAATGTTTCTATTTCTTTTTCGATCTCTGCTACACGTTCACTTACTACCATAGCCAGAGCTGCTTTCACCTCAGGATCCCATGTTGATTCGTGATCGGAGTTGGTACTGGTCGTTTCATAAGCAATGATCATTGAATGTGCGCCAGCCAATAACCCACTAATCTTTTGCAATTTATCTCTCGTTCTTATCAGATCCTGGGCTCTCTCTATATTCTCGATCTTCATACTTACATCTCATGTGTTGCGTTATACATTCACCATCATAGTACTCACAGGCACGGCATTTAGGACTGAGAATAGTAACACCAGGCTTGTAAGGGCACGGTGTCACATATTCCCTACCTATGCTGTTAGGATCATGCCTGGAGTAGTAACTGAGGATCTTCATTATTTACCAGGTTTATTCAGCGATTTATACTCACGCACAGCCTTATTCAGGCTCTCATGCTTATCCAGGAGCTTAGCCATCTGGTCTATGTCGATCACGTTATCACCATCCAGGTAAGCCCAGAGGGTACGCAAAGCATCCGCTACAGATTTAGCCTCCTTAGATGTTTTCAGGGCATTCAGCACCTCCTTATTGGTTGCAATGGATCTACCCTCGCTCTGTGCTGACTTAACGGCTGATCTGGCTGCTTTCACCTGTTCCTGTTCTGTCTCATAGCTGCCAGCGATCTCCCTTGCAGCCTTGACACTCAGCTGACCACTCACGATCTTTTCCTGTAGCTCTGATGGCAGATCCAGCAGAGAAAGACACTTACTGATGAAAGCTGGGCTTTTCTTGAACTTGTCAGCTATCTGTACCTGGCTGTAGCCAAACTCATCCTTGAAACGCTGGAACATAATGGCACATTCGTACTCAGTGAATTTCTTTCCCTCGTTTCTCATCATCTGCTCAATGTACAGATCCTCAGGCTTAGCATCCTTTGGAGCTTTGAGAGCCTTGATGTAGGGAATCTCAGCACCCTCACTGATAGCCAGCATAGTTGCACGGTAACGCCTCTCACCATCCACCAGCTTGTAACGCTCCTTACCATCCACCTTATAGGGGATCACTGTTATTGGGTTCAGTACACCCTGAGCCTTGATCTGTTCTTTGAGCTCATCCAGATCAAACTCACGTCTCACATTGAAACCATCCTGGATGTCAATGTTTCTCGGATCAATCCAGAAAAGATCCGTTCTCTTTGTTGCATTAGTCTCCATAGAATTACTGTTAATCGTTAATATGCTTTTTGATATACTCTCCACATCTGATAGCTTTGCCACGTATGGTAGCAGCCATGTGTGACACGTTACCTGGTGTGATCCTCTCACAGAGGCTTGCAATATCCTTAAACCAGCCTTTGGCTTTCTCCAGGAGCTCATCATCTTTCTCTCCGAACTCATCCAGGTATTCCACGCTGTTCTTTGCCAGCCCTCTGATCATAGCGGAATCGTGGGAAACATTCCCACTGGTTAGCTTTCTCGTTTTGTCTGCCACATCATCAAACCATAAAGCAGCAAACTCTCTGTTAGTCAATTCTGCCATTTCTTAGTATCTGAAATCTGTTAATTGTATCACCTTACCCTCAAAGGTATTGCCTTTATAGAGAGGAGTGCCGAAAAACCAGGAAACGAAATCCTCTACACTCAGCCCATCATGCTTTGCCAGCTCCTCTACTGGTACTTTCTTACCATCCACCCATGCCTGAGGCAGCTCATCCTCACTGGAGTATGTCATGGTGATTGATTGCAGCCCTATCTTTTCCCTCTCTCCCAGGATCGTCTGTGAGGAGTTGTAAGGCCTACCATCCCACTCTCTCATACTGAGGTACTTTCTGCCTGAGTTTATTGCCTCAGCACACTTATCCCACCAGCCTTTGGCATCGGATCTGATAGTGTGGATCTTTGTGCCAGCCTCCAGCTTATCACTAAACCCTGTAGGCTCACCTACCTTAGGATGGCCTGGAGGGAATTTCTTTGAAAAGGTGATTATCACCTTACGTTTCTGTTCTTTCTGTGCCATAATCAATACTTTTTTCCATGTTTGACGATTCTGGTTTTGTTGTACATCATCTTTAGATTGACGTGTGTTATAATGTCGATACCCAGGAGCTCAGCAAAGGTGCATATCTCCTGTTTAGCGTAATTCAGTTTCTCATCCAGACTAAACCCATCATGGCACAGATACTTTTCAATGGTACGGATATTCTCAGTAAACCTCTTTTCCTTTGAGATCTTACTTTCCGTTAGCATAATGCCACCCAGGTTTATATTGTGCTTTCCAGCCAGATCCAGGATCCTGATGATAGCATCTGCCAGCTCATCACCAACACTATCCTTAACCCTCTCCTTAAAGTAGCTCTTAAACCAGGTGTTCAACCACTCATCTGTGATACCATACTCAGACGCTGCCTGTTGATCCACTATAGCCACCATTGCCTGGAGGTTTCCGTTATTCGATTTTCTGTCTGCATTCACAGCCTCCATAAGCTCAGAGGATATGAGGCAGAGAAAATGATCATCACTGGGCTCATCGTCCCAGAAACCGTGACGTACTGCTGTATTGTGGGCATTGTCACGTAATGTATTCCAATCTGAAATCAGTTGCATATTTACTTAGTTTATTTTCTACGGCTTTCACCGTGTAATTCTATTACGTTGAAACTCTTGAAACGATCCACCAGGCGATCCTCAAAACGGCTTTTCAGATCTTTCACTGTTAGATTGCTTGTTATGTGGTAACGCTTATTGTACTGCTGGTAGATCTCATACCTGGCAAACAGGAACTCATCCGTAACCTGTGTGAGTGTGGTACCAAAGCTCTTTTGTTTCTCAGTCATAAGCCCCAGGTCATTCAGGCATACGTTGAAAGGTGATCCCTCAAAGGCTTTCAGATCTGCCAGCTCATTGAACGTATAGCGGTCTATATGTCCGTTGATCTTGTAATAGTTCATTAGCTGTGTCATGCTGATGTTACGAAAGTAATTCTCGTTCTCTGTGATCCTCAGATAGTCTGAAAAGATCTGCATGATCATTGTCTTACCTGTTCCTGGCTCTCCGATCAGGAGGATGTTTTTGTGGATCTTGTAATCCTCATCTGGGAAAACACTCTCTGCCAGCTTGCATCCGTTGAAATAGTACGTCAGGAACTTTAGCACCTTTTGGTTATGCTCATCAATCTGGTAGCCAGAAAACTCCCTCAGCATATAGTTGTCACCTATCCCTTTGATCAGCCCAGCGTGTATTCTGTATTCCTCAGGATCCTCCAGGTTGTACTTAAAACCTCTCAGTGTAATCTTTCTGTGTTTCAGTCGCTCCTGCTGTGCCCTTTCCTGTGTCAGCTTGAACTGCTGCTGTTGGTGATCCCTGATTATTTTCAGGGCATCCATTGTTGTCATTTGCGCTTGCTTTCCGTTGATCTCCATACTTTACTATTTCTTCATTGTAACGATCCACCACCCATGTAAGGATGGCTCTGTAATCACTCTTATAGCGTTTGCCCTTAGCTCCCTTATAGTTATCAAGGATCTCAATCATACGCTTTGTAGGATCCTCTCCATACTCCCCACAGAGCTTAGCGTACTCATCCCTGGTAAGGGTGACAAACTCAGCATATTTGTATTTCTTAGCCTTTGCAGCCTTTTCTGCTTGCTCCTTTGTCAGAGGTGGTGGAGTGTCAGCTGGAACATCCAGAGGGATCACAGGCTCTGTCACCTTTGGCTTTCGTTCTACAGGCTTTCTGTCAAACACCTTAGTCTTTGTAGAGCTACCACCTTTCAAGCCAGCCTCACGTCTTTTCTGGCTTATCTCAGCGTCCCTTACCATCCTCCTACTGTAGATGGCTCCATCATCACGCACAGCACACACGCCTCCAATGATCAGGCGATCCAGCCAGGTATCAGATCCAGAGGCATCATTACCCAGCATACGCAAAATCTCATCCTGGGTGTATATGTCACCGTTAGGCTTTACCATCACGCCACGCTCCACGCTCTCCCACATATAGCATAGCATATCCATCCATAATCCCCTTATGTCTGGAGGCAGCACTTTCAGCTCTGGGCATCTTAGCCAGTCTGCTGTGTCGAAAGGCATCATCTGTTGTTTGTTCTTAGCCATACTACTTGTTTTTAAGCCTGGAGGATAGGAGAGCCCCACCCTCCAGGGATTGACAGTGTTATTATTTCTCCATGATAGCGATCTCTGGAGCGATCTCACGGATCTTACCCAGCACCTCATCAATGCAACTATCACGGTAAGCCTCCACAGCCTCATTAGCTCCAGGAGAAACCAGCTGGAGGAAACATTCACCATCAGCCAGGTAGTGATCAAACTCTACCACGATAGGTACCTTAGGAGTGCCCTTGAAGATAGCCAGGCTCAGTGTAAAGCTCTTAGGCAGGTTGCTCTCCACGGTCTGCTTGAATACATCAGCACGTGATCCACTCGGATCTTTCTGCTTTTGCACCTCACTGTTAGCCTTAGCAGTGAAATTCTTTAAGGCAGATACCAGTTTCATGCACTCCTCACGATCCTCAAAGAGGCTCCTGTTAAGACGCAGGAACTGTCCCAGGCGATCAGGGATCCAGGCATCCTTAGGATCGTTGATCTTTGTTTTCAGGAACACCTCAGTAAACTCAACGGTGCCTTTCACAACACCCTTTGAGTACTCATCATCCTCATTGGTTATCAGGGTGATACTCATATCCTCACGGTTTACCAGGATGTGGGCTTTCTTCTGATCAATGGTGTTGATACGCTTTTCCAGCCAGTCGAAAGGAGTAGAGATCACACCAACAATGTTAGTCTTAATCGGCTCCTTAGTAGGCAGTGGATTGGGTGCCTTTGCAGCCTCTCCCTTACGGATGATCACCTCAACAGGTTTTTCACCTGTATAGTTCTGGATGTTTACACATACGGATTTCTCCATGTTTGTCATTTCTTCTTGCATAGTTGTACAATTTTGAAAGTTGATTATTGAATGTTATTTATCCCTCAGTGCCAGTATTACGGATAGCCTGGAACACTGTGCGCTGTCTCTCCTCACGTGTCATATCACGGCTTTCTACCAGGTGTCCGTTGGTGTCATAGAAACCAACCTTTCCAGCCTCCTCAAAGACGAACTTGAACGTGTCACCCTTGATCTGCTCACCACCAGCCTTGACCTCATCCAGGATCTCAGCCTGGCGTTCCTGGAGTGGCTTTAGCTTACCCTTGATGTCAGCTGTAAAGTTTTTCAGCTCCTCATTCAGCTCACCGATCTGGATTGCCACATTGCAAGCCTCAGCACGTTTCTCATTCTTCTCATCCTCACCAAACTTTCTGGTGTAGAACTTTTCCACGATCTGATCACATGAATCCCTCAGGATCTGTTCTCTCTCCTCCATCGGAGTGTCTGCCAGCATCACGTCTGGCACACTTTGTACTTTTTCTTTTGCCATAATTCACTTAGTTTATTTGTTGAAATAAAAATCTCCCACAGTAAAATTGAATGCCAGGTACTCAGCCCAGAGCTTGATAAACTGCTGACCAAAGTAGATAGCTTTTTCTTCTGTTTCCTGGCACAAGCGGAACCCAAAAGGCGCACACGCATTCGAGGAACGATAATGCGCACTCAGAGAACCGAAACCAGCACCCGCACCATTATCCGCAACCGCAGACAGGAGGGCACCATTGAACTGATCTTTACGATCCTCTATCTCCTGTTTAGTCCACAGAGCAAACCAGGGGTACCACATAGTGGTGCTGCCCTCAGCATCAGGCTTAGGCTCCCAGTTCTTTCCCCAGAGGGCACGGCTGATAGTTTCCAGCTTAATAAGAGCCTTGATGTGGTCTGGCATTGTCATGGGGATGCTACCTACATTCGGATCAGCAGATAACTCCACCATTGCCAGGGTGTCAAAGTTCATGGGCTTGCAACCCAGGGCTACACAGGCATCCTCATAGGTCTTGATAGACTTGTAATCATCCAGGTTAGGCTTTTTCTCAGGCTTGCAGAAAAGAGCTGCCAGCACGTCTTTCACCTCCTGAGACTTAGCAACCTCCAGAGCTGCCTTAACCTCTACCTCAGTAACGATAATTTGCTTACTCATTTTTCTAATTCTTTTAGTGTATTCAATTTCTTTATGATCTTTCTCACGATACGGATTGCATTCTGTACTCTCAGGCTCTGGCCTGGTGGTACGCTGTCTATGATTACTGGTACCAACCGTATCAACTCTGATACCAGGTTATTTGCTATTAGTTTCATCGGCTCTCAGCATCCAGTATTTATCAGGATCAGGTATTTTCACATTCAAGTACTCATCAGCGTACTGCCTCAGCTTTTCGCAATAGGTGGAGAAAGTAACGGTGTCCATCTTTGCAGTTGATGATGGAAACTTGATGATCTCACCTGTCTCTCTGTTCACAACCTCATCAGCTGTCATCTGTGCCTTGAAAAACTCATGGATCTGTTCCACGCTTGTAAACTCCCAGCCAGCATCTATCATTGCATCCAGCAGCATAGGGTAGATACATCCCCACAGCCATCCGTTCTGATCGTTGGATCTGGGCTTACGCACTTTCTTTACCTCTACCAGGTAAATTCCATCCAGAGCCTGTACAAACCACACATAGAGCTTATTCAGGTTAAAGAGGCCGTTAGCCTTTTCTATGATCACCTTAGCGTTACTCATCGTACAGCTCCATCTGTTTTCTGAGTGCAACACTTACCTGGTGGATAGCACCCTCACGGCTCTCCAGGGATGCTATATACTCAGCCATTTCCCTTTTCGTTGTGGCTATGTAGTAGCCCTCGGAGGTAGCGATCACTCCAGGCAGCAGGGCATTCACCCTGATATGGTTTATCACTTTGCGCAACCTGGCATTGTCAATCTTATAGCCAGCTAAACGCATCTTAGCACAGATCTCACTGTTTTTGATAGCACGGTCTTTGCCGATCTTCATAGACAGTCCACGTACAATCTGGGGGGTGAGCGTGTTAAGCTCATACTCAGATAGAGGCTTAGTTTCATTTGTAAATCCGTTAATCATAATTCCTATAGCTTATTTAACTCAACTGTCAAACCTGGGAAAGCAGCATAGGTGGGCTTACCTGTGAGAGCTTGTATTTCGCTCACAAAACGCTCCTCATCGGCATTGTTTCCTGACAGGTGGATCAGCACCACCTCAGCCACTTTCGACAGGTCATTACGGCTAAGAAAAGATTTCGTTGATGCAAACTCCAGGTGTGACTTTGCCAGACGTGCCACCTGGCTCTCATCGGTACGGTGCTCCTCGATAGCACGTCTGAGGGCATCCACAGAGTAGTTACATTCGATCAGTACATGATTGAGCCCTGGAATGGTGTAGTCAAGCTCACAGGTATCTGTAGCAAACATCAGCAGCCCCATATCTGGATGCTGGATCAGATAGCCAACACATGGTACATCGTGTGACACATTGAAAGGCATTACCAGGAAATTGCCCATCTGGTACGTCTTACCACTTTCCGCTGTCACAGCATGGGTACCAGAGTAACCCTTTGCCATCCATACCTCAGGCAGTGCCAGGGTGTGGAAAAGATCAGCGTACTTTGTTATGTGCCCAGCATGATCATTGTGCTGGTGGGTAACGATACATCCTGAGACTTTACGGATGTTGAACTTTAGGGCTTTCTTAGCCTCTTTGACGTTCACGCCACACTCCAGGATCAGAGCCTCATTTCCATTATCCAGGATGTAACCGTTACCCTTGCTTGAACTACCTAATACTGTCAGCGTCATAGCAGCACGTTTTAATATCCAGGATTAGGAGCACTGGCTGGAGCTGGTTGGCTTGTTGCAGCCTCACCGATCTGCACAGCACCCTCGCTACTCATTGTAAGCTGTTTCTGATCATCCTTAACCTCTGTAGCATCAGCCCACTCCTCGCTACGCATATCATCAGCGATAGCAGTTTGCATTTCTACAGACAGGTAGCCGAACTTGCTCAGCAGATTCCTTACCACGGTCTTAACACCCATAGAGTGGAAATTACCCAGCCAGCCTACTGTCTTATTATCGTCTGTAGATACTGGCAGATCTGCCAGGGCTTTCAGCTGATCCACTGTAACCTCCTTTTTCAGCCCCTTAGAGTACCGCTTAGCATGGTTAGCCATCTGATCCACTGTCATGTACAGCGTCTTAGCAAATCCGTTAAGCAGCTCAAAGTAGCAGAAATAACCGATCACCTTATCGGATTTCTTTTCACCATCAAAGGCGATCTCTCCAGTGAGCTTGCTTACCTTACGCACCTCACCATCATAGACTACATCAGCATTGAGGGTACGATACTGGCCTGTACGCATAGCCAACTGGATATATCCTTTGTAGCCCAGCTGGAAAGTAGGCTCCAGCTTTTTCTCCCAGATCTTCTTACCATCCTGTCCGATCATGTCACGTCCATACTCATCCTTTTTCGGATAGCTGTTAGAGTAAGGGATGATATAGGCGAATCCCAGGGACTTATTGATAGGCAGGTGGAGCACAGCAGCTTTCAGAGCCTCCATAACCACCTGGTTAGGATTACACTCTCTCAGCTTACTGTCTGAGTTGAAAAGATCTATCACTGAGGCAATGAATGTGTCAGCATTCTTACCCAGGGCATTCTTGAACTGTTCCTTAACGCTGTCTGTACTAAGTACATTTTTCAGTGCCAGCGTCTTAGGATTCACTTTAGGCTCAACAGCACCGCCATTTGCTGGTGCTGGAGCTTGTACATTGGTTTGCTTATTGTCTGCCATAGTTGTTATTGAATTGAAAGTTGTTTATCAGTTGTAACACACAGGAGGATCTTCTGGCTGGATGTTTCCATCACATTGTTCACGCTCTCAGCGTTATCCACGAAAATAGGAGCATTCACGCCCTGGGACTTGCATATTGCATTGATAATATCCAAGCCAGCGTTGATCTTACCAGCGTTATTCACATCAGGATATGGTGTACCGTTCACTGTGCATACACAGGTTAGCTTTTCACCACCATTGAGCTGTGACGATACGAAAGAGAAAGAAACGAGCTTGAAAAGGTCATTGATACGTCTCAGCAGCTCAGCATCCTTAGCTTTCTGGAACTGGAGGCATTCAAACTCCCATTTCTCCAGATCTGCCACTTTCTCATTGAGTTTATCCCTTTGCTCCTCCAGCTCCTTGATTTCCTTATTGGCACGATCCAGGATAGCCTTTTGTCCTAAACGCTGGTTGATGGTAGCGATCTCACCATTGATACGCTCCTTATCGGCTTTGGCAGCAGAGTTATCTGCCTCAGGCTGATCACCAGCAGGATCCTTGATCACGCTCAGCTGGTTTTGCAGTTCTGTGATCTCATTTGCCAGTCCGATCAGTACCTCATCCTTTTTCTCTATCTCCAGATAGTCAGGAGTTGGTATAACAGCAGCTGTGATACTGTCACGCTCTGCCTGGGTGGTCTGGATCTCCTTACTGATACGCTGGTACTCAGCATCCTCAGAGAGGGCTTTGTTATAGTCAGGAACAGCAGGAACACTTGCACGTGCTGATACCAGATCCCTGTTGAGCTCTGTTAGCTCATTCTCAGAGTTGGTAATATCGCTGTCAGCCTGTTTCAGCTTATCATCCTTATCCTGGAGTGTCTTACGCTGTCTCTCCAGGGTGGTGTTGAGGTTATCCAGCTTTTCCCTGGTAGCCTTACCCTTTTCCTGGTTAGCCTTGATTCTCTCAGCCTTTTGGCTGTTGAAATTAGCCTCCAGTTCCTGACGCTTTGCCTCCAGATCATCCATATCCAGCGGACGCTTACAGGTAGGACAAACCATCTGGGCAGGATCCATGATAAACTCCTCAGCATAGATCTTTTGGAACTCAGAGCGCAGATCAGTGATCTCACCCTCCTTTTCCTTGATGGTAGCCTCTGTGTCACTCACATTTTTCTGGGCATCGAGCACATCAGCCTCCAGGCTACTCTTATTGCCTTTGAGACGGTTGATCTCCTCTTGCTTAGCCTTGATCTTTGCCTCCAGGTCTGCCACTTTCTTTTTGGCATCCTCATAGGAACTGCCAATAGCCAGCTTAACCTCACCCTCACGCTTGATCAGTTCAGCTTTCTTATCGTTGATCTTACGTGTGTACTCATTACGCTGTGATGCAGCAGCATTCTCAGCCTCCTGGATGTCAGCATTACGCTTTTTGTCTGCCTCCAGGCGCAAAGCGTTCTTACGGTTGCTCTCCTCCAGTTTCTTGCTGTTGATCTGTGTCTGGAGAGAGTTACGCTTTTCGTACACCTCAGCATTCTGGGCTGATCTGTCATTAGCCAGGATAGCATCCACCTTTTCCAGCTCCTGTTTCTTAGCCTCCAGGTCTTTCTCCAGGGCATCCCAATCATCATCGGCTGGTTTCAGTTTGGCAGCAGTCTCTATCTTTGTAGGAATCAGAGAAAGCTCCTCGTTACAGGCACTTTTCTTAGCCTTAATCTCCTTAGCCATTTCCATGATAGTAGTACCCTCCAAAGCAGCCAGGAACTCAGCATACTCAGGTTTCAGACGTGCCACATCCTCATCAGTGACGTTGCCAGCCATATTCTGGAGCATTTCTTTCTGATCCTCTGGTTTCAGTGATGGAAAATAGAAAGGGTTGGTGATCATACGAAACACATTCTCTGGAATGATGGAGCTGATCTTTGCATCATACTCACGCTTTGTAGGGATCTTTACATCATTCACGTAGAAAAGCGTCTCATGGTTTTTCAGTACCTCAGTGGTGGTGCCTGTAGGCTTTTCCCACTTTTCACGATACATACGCTTTAGTTTAAGCTCTTTCCCATCAACATCCAGGATAGCTGTCACAGAGTGCTCCTGTTTCAGGATAGGATCACCATGTGCATCCAGTGTCTTGATGTTGAAATTGGAATCGGATCTGTTAGTGCTATCCTTACCGAACAGCAGCCACGTAAAGGCATCAAAGACAGTGGTCTTACCAGTGCCATTGTCACCTCTTACCATTGTGGTACCTGGATTGAAAGAAAGCTCAACGTCACGTGCTCCCTTGAAATTCACCAGGTGTAGATTCTTTAGAATAATTCCCATAGAAATACTATTTATTTATTGATAAACTGATTAAGTCTCTCTGACTTGTCGAGTGCAAGCAGCTCACTCCTGGAATACAGGAGCTTTGATCTCGTTGCAGCCCCCATCCTCTCAGGTGTGATCATACCTCTGGCTCTCCACTCCTTTACCCTGTGTTCCTGAAACAGCCTGTAGGCCTCCCTCTGGGATATAAGGTCTTTGGCTGGTGCCTGTGTCCTGATATAATTTGCCACGCCCAGCTCTGCCATATCCATGCAGAGGGTTTTCAGTTCAAAGAGTTCCAGAGTGATAGCCATTACTTACCTCTCTTTCTCAGGATGTACTGTTTTACACTCTCTCCGTATTGATCATCGGTGAAAAGCACCCAGGCAAAGACAGCTGCCATCAAGCCAAAGAAAACATTGTGGCCTGTCCTGGTAGCAATACCTGTGACGATAGCAGCTATAGCGAAAAATGTTGCTATAGCACACTGGATAGCGTTTGATAAAGTTACTTGTTTCATAATCGGTGTTGCATTTAAGTGATTAAGAAAATAATTCATCGGCTGGAACACCCAGCTCCTTAGAAATAATCGAGAGTTTCAGGGCATCTGGCTTTTGGGTGCCATATACCCAGCAGCGTACCGTCTGCTCTGATACCATACAGATCTTAGCCAGACGCTCAATCCACACCGTTTTTGGTGCTCTACCAGCCCTGGCTGGCAGTGAATCGTAGATTTCTCTAAATTTGCTCTTTGCCATTTTTAACATATTATTTCTGTGTTTTACAAACATATTTTTGTATATTTGTGCCCACAATGTTACTTATTCGAGTGCAAATATACAACAAATTGTATTACCACCAAAACATTTAAGACAGAAAGTGTATTATTTTAACGATTTTTAAGACAGTATTGTATTGTAACGTGTTTTATGGATAAGACAGAAAGATTCAGTAAGGCGTATATGTATTTACAGAATATGGGTACATTCCGCAACCAGACAGATGCAGGGAAAAAGAGTGGGCAATCTCGCTCCAATATCTCAGCAGCACTTAATGGAAAGGAAAGCATCTTAACAGATAGCTTTCTGAGAAAATTCAATAAGGCTTTTGGTAGTATTTTCTCTGATGAGTGGCTTATTGATGGAATAGGTGAAATGCTTAAATATCCAGAAATTAGCACCCCTATAGTAAACAACCAGGTAGGAAATGGTAATCACTTTAATAGTGATATGACAGTAAACCAGTTTATGGTTGAGCTTGCAGCCCAAAGAAAGCTCACAGAGAAAGCACAGGAGCAAATGGATAGACTTATTACAATAATCGAAAAACTAAAGAGCTGATATGGAAAGGTACTACAGAATGGTGATCGAGCTATACAAGCAGATCGTGAAAGATGGAATTGTGGATCATAGCAGGATCCTGGAGGTAAAGAAAGCTATTGCAAGCGCACAGACTGAGGCAAAGATCTTAGGAAAGCCCCAGGAGGCGTTTACTCAGTTAATGGATGATATTAGAGAGCTATGAGAAAGGTTTTATATCTACTGGCTATCCTTGCTCTTACTGGTTGCAAGGAAAAATACGAAAGGGTGATAGACAGATACCTGGAGGATCACCTGAAAGATCCATCCAGCTACCAGAACGTGGAGATAGGTAAGCCTGGTATCATTACTCCAATGAGTAAGGCTTTCGTTGAGACTGTCAGCCGTGCAAAGGCTGGAGAGTTTCCGATGGATAGTGTCAATGCAAAGCTGGCTCAGATCAAAGCATACTACATCAGCCAGGGAATAAATCCGTATGACACCCTGGGATGGAGCGTATCACACAGGTACAGGGCAAAAAACTCCTTTGGTGCTACTGAGCTGGTGGAGGTCGAATATACTTTTGATAAGAATTTGGAACGAATAACAGAGACGAAATGAATACAATGGCTACAAAGAACGTGATGGAGCGTTTCTACAGTGCACTGGATGCCATCATAGCCAAAGGTGACATCAGAGGTGTAAACACGTACTGTAGGCTCTATGAGATTGACAGGAGGAATTTCCTGGCTCAGAGAAAGGATCTGGATAGAGGCTGGTTTCAGGTTTCCTGGCTGTGCCCTATGGTGAAAGAATACGGTGTTAGTGCAGAATGGCTACTGACAGGATCAGGCAGGATGTTCAAGAAACAGGAAAAAGAATGATATGTTACTAAAGTATGGATCTCTGATAGACAAAGAAATAATTTCTTGCTAATCCTTGCTAATCCTTGCAATTTTTTGCAAAACTTTCAAGAATTTGCCCATCTTAACCAGGTGGGCATTTCTTTTGTTCTTTCCCCACACCCCTATTTCATATACACATTCTTTCTCTTTTATATATTTTCTCTTATTCTTATTATATATAATATATATACCCCCAGATAACTTACATTTAATTTTGCTTAGGCAAACGGCTTTTTTTGCTTAGGCAAAATGAAAAAAATTAGTCTTGATTATCAGATAGTTATGATTTTTGCTTAGGCAAACGGCTTTTTTTGCTTAGGCAAAATAAATTTTGCTTAGGCAAAAGTGCAAGCAAAACGTAAGCAAAATGGTAAGCAAAATTAAAGCAAAATACGTTTGCTTAGGCAAATTAGAAATTTTGCTTAGGCAAAATGAAAAATTTGCTATCTGATTATTAGATACTTACAAAATTTGCTTAGGCAAAACATTATTTTTGCTTAGGCAAAATTGGATCCTTGAAACACCTCTTTATCTTCACCAGGTTAAGAACTTTCCTGTTGGCTTTATCTATAGGATCCCAGCTCTTTCTGATATAGGTATCTGTGATCTTCGTCTCATCATCCACATGGTTGAGGGCTGTGTGTACAGTCCACTTATCCACTCCAGCATCATTCTGTGCTATGGTTGCCCAGGTGTGTCTGGCAGAATAGAAATCCAGCTTATCCATCCCCAGATCCTCAGCAATCTTTTTCATGCCATAACCGATAGCCTTATGTATGGTGCTCATAGAGGAATACATCCTGTAGAACTTGAACACTCTCTTACCAGACGGATCTCTGTACTTATCAACCAGCTCCTGGATCTCAGGCTGGATCTTGATGGAGATCCTGGCACGATCAGCCCTCCTGTTTTTGGTTTTGGTACGCTCATAGGTGATCCTACCTCCTTTGCAGTCCTCGCAGTAGTACATATCCACCAGATTCATTCCCACCAGTCCAAAGCTCAGTATAAACAGATCCAGGGCAAAGTTGTACCTGTTAGTGTTAGGGTACTGGCTGGTGATGTAAGGCAGATCCAGCAGCTTTCTCATCTGTTCCAGGGTAAGAGCCCTTTTCTCTGGCACTGGCTCCTTTGGCAGATCTATATGTGAGAAAGGAGAGTTTGGGATCCTGATCACTCCAGCATCCTCATCATTGAACTCCTTTTTTGCCATGTTATGAATTGCCCTCAGCTTTGAAAGATAGTTGTGAGGCGCAAACCCTTTCGTGCATCTACCCTTATCCAGGATCCAGTCAGCCCATGATCGGAGCATCTTAACAGTCACCTCCTTAATGCTAACCTTATCCCTACCCAGGAACTTGATAAGGCTGTTTATAGCCACCAGGTAGGTCTGGGCGTTACCATCATGCCCTGTTTCCTGGAGCCTCCTGATATGCTGCCTGGTGTACTCGACAATATCCAGATCCCAGTGCTCCTCCAGAGGCTTTTCAATGAAAGCCACCACCTCATCAACGGTCATACCCTTAATCCTGGTACCCAGCTGATCACACCTGTAGCGGTACTGCCTGATAAGATCCTCTGTCATATCAATGTACCTCTGGTTTTTCAGTTTCAGTGATCTGGTAAGATCATCCTTTGTCACGTACCAGGGAGTAGCCAGGTATCTCTTACGCTGGTTTTGCGTTACTCTGATCTTGATGTTATAAGTGCCATCAGCCTTTTTCTGATGGGCATACACCTCTGCCTTGAATGTTGCCATTTTGCTGCCTGTAGAATTATTGTAGAACTTTCCGCAGCAAAATTACATAAAATTTGCGGATTTTGATTGTTTATTTTTGGAAAATTGTACCCCCGATGAGAATCGAACTCATATCTCAGCTTTAGGAGAGCCGTGTTCTATCCATTGAACTACAAGGGCTTAGAGCTATATCTAACTATCTAAAAAATCTTTCTGTACCATACCACTGCCTCTGAATGTGGATAGAGCTTAGGAGAGACTGGTTACATACCATGATTCTCAGTTACTTACGAGGTTTTTCTACTTTTTTGTAGAATATTTGTAGCATTTCTGCTGATTTTGTGAAAAAAGCACCCCTCTCCAGGATCTGGATTAGGGTGCCAATGCAACACCGATGTTTCAGATCGGTGGTGCAAAGATACATACTTTTTCTGAATCATCCAAATTTACTGAGTAAAAAATAATCCGCACTGGCCTCACGGCTGGCACGGATCCACAGTATAGTAATTCTACAGAAAGCTATTTTTTCAGTTCAATGTACTCAGAGTAAACGATCCTGTTGTATGGATTCTTACTTACGATCTCCTGTCTGATAGCCTTGCAACCAAACCTGAAAAACAGGAAACGCTTAGGCACTCTGTGTACTATCTGTATGATTGTGTCGGTTGTATTTACTGATAGATTCACTTTCCCACTGTCTATTACTCCAGAGATCTTTGCCCACGGTGGATCATTCCAGGAGAATGTCTTTAGCGTATCTACCAGGTGAATCTCTGGCACATACCTGATACTGTCTTTGATGTCTGTCTGGATCTCTATATTACCAGTTGTGGCGGTCTGTGACACCGATTGCAGCCTTTTCAGCTTTATCCCCAGCGTCTTTGCCTCCTGGCACACATCCTGGTAGTGCTTATCCAGCTCATTGTACGTCAGCTGTAGCCTGAGCACAGAGGCAGCACTTTCCCCAGCCTCTGTTTGGTACAGCCTCACCTTATCAACCAGAGCCTCCTGGTTATCCTGGAGCCTCGTTTTCTCTTTGTTAGCCTCTACCAGGCTCTGTGCAAGAAAGGCACTGATAAGAAACAGTACCACGCACGTAATGATCAGATACTTTTTCATGCGAATTTAATTGTTTTAGGTGGAATGGTGTTAGTTGTGAGCGATCCGTACTGGATGCTATTCAGTCTCCTCAGCCATCCTTTCAGGAATTTGCTGTTAGCAGGCCTACTCACGCAAATATCTCTCAGGTATTGCTCTCTCCTTTTCTGGAGCTTAGCAAAGAACGTCTTAGGATCCTGTGCGTTCAAGGCAGCAAGTGTCTTTTCACCCACGATGCCATCAGCCTTTACACCCAGCATGGACTGAGGAATGGTAATACCGTACTTTCCGCTACCCCATACCCAATCTACCAGGGTGTTAGCAATAGACTGATCCAGGATCCTGTCACCTTTCCAGCGATTCCAGAAATTCTTTCTACAGATCTCCATAGCATCAGCTGGAGTGATCAGTTTCAGATCATCCACATCAATGTCACCATCACCATCCTTATCATAGCCCTGGGCTTTCCAGGTTGATATGGTGACACCGTATTTCGTGGCTCCTCCACGATCACCAGGAACATTAGCAAAGCCACCCTCCCAGCTCAGGATAAATGGCCACAGTGTTTCAATCTTACTCATGTCAGCTATTCATTTTGTGATAAAAGTCAAGTTTGATCCTATCATACACAGCCTGGACGTTGGTATAGCTCCTCCCATTGTTCTGCTTATCGGAATAAACCTCAGCCTCCACAACATCAGCCACCCAGTCCAGCCATTCAGGAGAGGTATATGATGAAAGCCTCTTACCCCTGTAGGTGTAATAGTCGAAACGGCTATTACGATCCTCATGCAAGTTGATCAGCAGGGTACGGATCTTTTTCCTGGTACCCTCCCTATCCACAATGTGGTTTTCCTCACGTACCTTTTTTATTATACGGCATACCTTTTCAACAGCATAGTCAAAGTAGATACTGGACGTGTTTTTGATACGCAGCTGTGTTTCAGGTCGCAACCCCTCTGAAATGTCTGCCAGCATCTGGTTTTGGCTTTTCGTTTCCTCCAGCAGCTCATTCATTGTGGTTTTGTTGCTAACCAGCATATCATTGATGATGTTCTTAAACCATCTGAAACAGGCGATCATAAGTGCAGCAGCCAGTACCAGGAAAAATGCAGCCGTAACTGCCATCATTCCTACATCGCCTATTGTCCTGGCTGTTTCCAAGCTATGCTCAACCATTTCTTTGTCTTTTCCATTTATTGCGCTTGTATGATTCAAAGTTTTCCCTATCCTCCTGGGTGATCTCCACTGATGGAGGGAATACCCTGAAACCATACATAGTGCCATATTTAACTACTTTGATTACAGCTCTCATGGGATAGTGTCTGCCAGGATTGGCAAATACATCTTTCACTTTCTTGCTGTCAGTGAAGAAAGCAGACTTACCATAACCCTCACCATAAGCGATCAGGCATCTGGATCCGTTCTCTGTCTGCCTCTCTGGATCACACCCTGTAAACACCGTTACCTGGTTGATAACAGCATCAATGGATGTAAACTCACAGTCGAAAATGTCAGCTTTGCCCTGGCTTACACTATCATCCACAAAATCAACGATCTCCTGTGCCATTACTCTACCTCTTTAAGATCCTTGCAATCCTCATCCACCATAGCACGCAGATCCAGCCTCTCATGGAGGAAAGCAATATAAGGAGCCTTAGCATCCTCAGGCAGCAGTCCAAGTACAGCACTGTTGTACTCGTTCTGTAGCTTGCTCTCAGTGTTGGCTGGGTACTTAGCGGTAAGCAGCGTAGAATAGATGTTATCGGCAGTCTTTGGATATTCAACCCTCAGGCTGTCATACTGCCACATGGTACCTGTAGCTTTCTCTGGATCGTCAGTAACAGTGATGTTGCCATCCTTATCCACGATCACCAGCACCTCCTTGATATTGTGATTGTAATGGATGGTGCCCTGGCCGTTATTCAGATCTTTGAATACTTCTGGCTTTTCGTTTGCCAGCAGGCCAATAAATAATACTTTACTTTTTTCCATTGCTTAAACATTTATTAAATATGAAATCACTGTGCTCCTTATCACATCTGATTATCCAGCCATACTCAGACGGAAACAGGTGCTTAATATCATCCTCATTACTGATCTGGTATTTCTCCTTTGTCTTTTCCAGCTTTTTGTAGAATCTCAGCAGAATCCCCTTTCTCAGGAGTATTCCGTAATGATCCTGTTTGAATCCAACATAGTCTATACCACGATCATCAACTGGGAATATCTGCCAGTTCGGTTTGATCTCCACCTTTAGCACTGATCCCAGATAGAGCCCTAAGGCATCCAGGACGTAGTGCAGCCATTCCTTGCTCTCTCCCAGCACCACTATATCATCCATGTATCTGTAGTAGTACTTAACGCCCAGCTCCTCCTTTACCCAGTGGTCGAAATATGCCAGGTACAGATTAGCCAGGTACTGGCTGGTGAAATTGCCTATTGGCAGTCCTTTTTCCTTACCGTTGCTATCAATTATCTTATCCAACAGCCTCAGCAAACTCTCATCGGCTATGCTATAGCGGATGATCTGTTTCAGCACTGAGTGATCCACATTGTCATAGAACTTTCGGATGTCGATTTTCAGGCAGTACCTGGTACCGATCCGATCTTCTATCAGAGCCCTGTGTACATCCTCCATACATTTGTGGGTACCACGCCCTTTGATGCAAGCGTATGTGTTCGCTATGAATATGTGGTACCAGTGAGGAGCCAGCACATTGATGATACAGTGGTGTATCACCCTGTCTGGAAAGAAAGGAGCTATCATTATATCCCTCTCCTTAGGATCAAAGATCTTTTTAGTCCTATATATTCCAGGCTCAAAGGTTTCCTCACTCAGGATCTCATACAGGGTAGCCAAGCAATCATTCAAATTGTCATTGAACGCCTTTACCTCACCTCTGTTCTTTTTGCCCTTTTGGGCTGTGTACTGAGACTTGATCAGGTTTTCGGTACTATATACCAGCGGATATACATTCTTGATCTTCTTTACAGGAGAAATATAGATCTTTCCTGTGTTTCCGATATAGTAGCCTACATCCTCAAAATCATGGTACATTACAGAGACGTTATACTGGTTGGCATCAACTTTGGCTTTCTTCTTTTTCTCCATTTGTGTGCCGTTGCTCAATCAGGAGCTTTCAATTACTTACTCACACCTTACTGAATCACTATTGTTTTACCAACTGCCAGCAGTGCCAGCAGTCCCTGTGAGGTAGGGTTGCAGAGGTCTAACAGTTATTCTTGTTTTCAAGGAAAACCACGGTAAAAGCGGAACCCAATATTCGCATTCGCATTCGAGGAACGATTATTCGCATTCAGATAACCGAAACCAGCATTCGCACCATTATTCGCATTCGCAGACAGGAGGGCACCTGACCTTGCAACCTTTTATTTTATATTTTCAAAGAACTCTCTTTTTGAAAGGTGGGGAGGCAGCTTTTAGAAAAGCCACCGCCCACCGTGTTTTGCAGTCGTGGCGTTTCACCCACGGCACAAGCGGAACCCAATAGTCGCATACGCATTCGAGGAACGAGCATTCGCATACAGAGAACCGAAACCAGCAGACGCACCATCAAGCGCAACCGCAGACAGGAGGGCACCATACCACCCAGAGGGTGATGGGTACCAGTAGTAGTCACATACGCCCTCATTGGCAGCTCCACCAACCTTATCAATGAATGAGTAGCCCTTATGGTTGTGAGACATTGTAAGTCCATAGCCAGATGCCAGAGGCAGCTCAGATGCCAGCTCATAGCCAGCTGGAACGGTTGTAGCACTGTCAGAGTGAGAGGTGAACTTAGTAGGATCCTCACATACGTAAGCCTCAGAAACACCCTCCTTATGCCAGATCAGTACATCGTCTGCCAGCATCGTGAGATATTCAAAAGGCACCTCCAAACCACGGTAAGATGTAACCTGGATGGTCTTATCATTACCAGAGTTTGCCCAGTTCTTGATCACGTAGGAAACCTTACCAGTGTTGTTACCCAGTGTGGCAGTAACACCACATGGAACGAAAGGATTGTAGCCGTTGTGGGTGTTCCACTCACCACCATTCACAGAACATCCGCTACCCAGGCCTCCCTGGTGGAAACCGTCAGCTGTCAGTGTTGTGGTGTATGTGTCCTGGCAGTCCATAGAGGCATATTCAACCCTCTGGAGCCATGCAATTTCATTGTACACCCTGTAAGCTCCATGATGGATGCCGTTGCCAGCAGCGTTGCACCATCCACGCACGGTATTCTTATTGACAGATGTACGTGCCATACCTACAAAGCTCCTGTAGGTACCATCGTAAGATGCAGATCCGTTACCACCCCTGAATCTGGCAGCATTCTCTGTAAAGACAGGCAAACCGTTTGCATCCCTGGCAATTTCGTTGCCATTCCAGGTAAGCCAGCAGCCACAGACAGGCTTTTTCAGCTGATCATCGTAGGTACCAAAGGTGAAAGAGATTGCCTTACGCTCCATCTTGATAAAGCCAGGCAGCGGATATTCAGAGTAAGCCCTGAGCCACTTAGTACCCTCAAATTCCATACGGAAATAGTACTCAGGCTTTTCAAGCATTACGTTACCATCGGTACTGTCAATGATGGCAGCAGCACCAGAATCCCTTTTACGGCTGTCATTCTGTCCGAGGTAGTACTTAACGGATCCATCCTCATTCTCGACAAAGCGTCTGAGCTTTTGCTGGATGGGTAAGGTACGGTGCAGATCCAGATTGCCAACCCTGGTAAGGTGACGATCCCTGCTTGTAAAATCACCCTGTACGCCATACCACATATCGTAAGGGTATTGTGGCTTAGATGAGCCACTTCCTAAAAGCATTCCCATAGCTTTACTGTTTAATTGATTCACCAGCTCCCCAGTAAACATCGTAGTCACTCAGCGATATAGCGTCTGGGGAAATTTCCACTATAGCAGCTGGTGTCCAGTCACCTACAGGCACTGGAAAATCACTGGCCTCTTTGTCACAGAGACACTTACACTGAATGATAGTGTTCTGTTCCATTGAGGGCTTTTTAGGCCTCACGAAAACAGAGAAAGGAACTCCTCCGTTCAGTTTGAAACCATTTGTGAGTTCTGTTATTTGTCCTTTGGATAGGATCCTCAGGCTGTACATTTCGTTCATATAGCTTGATTGAATTAAGAAAACTACTGCAAAAATAATAAAATGTGTTCAATAAACACACCTTTAAGGCGTTATTTTTAATGAAATTATGATATTTTGCCCTATTTCACCTCCACATATCTTACTTTTTCATCCTTAACACCTCCTTTCTGGAGGTAAACAGATGGATCCAGCCAACCCACCTGTTTACCTGGTTAATTATTCTGATTTCTCTGTAAGCCTCTTTAGAGCAACCTCCAGGCTGTTGATTTTATCCCTGATGGACTGCCTGGATGTATGGAGATCCTGGGCATTGTAAGGCATAGCCTCACCGATCAGGAAAGCCTCATAGCATTTGATCACTTTGTAATCTGTATTATCAAGCTCCTCTTTGAGTGCCTTGATCTGGTTTTTGTAATAAGCCAGATTCTGGATCTTCTCATAGGTATAGCCTATGTGATCATCGTACTCCACAGCAACAATCCTGATAGCATAGCCAGGATCACACTCCAGCTTGCTCTCATCAATCATATCAACTGGTTTCCATCCTGATTTAGTGAGCTCCTGGATCTGTTCATCCACAGTGATTATCCTCTCCTGGATGGTAGGCTTATCATCCTTAACCACCTGGATCCTTTCCGTGCGCTGGACTATCTCCTGTGTCCTGAGCACACCATCCTCAATAATTCCGTACCAAACCATATCTTAAAATTTGAATTTGCTTACGCCCCACACCTCAGTCTTTACGCTGTTCTTATACCAGATACCGAAGTAGCAGAGCAATGTTTCACCACAGTTTACATCATAGTAGGAGTTTTCCGAATCATCATCATATATATGCTGGCCTGATTGCGGATATACCCTCATGGTACCCTGTCCCATTTGGTGGAATAGGAGCACCCTGCCCTCATAGCCATCATTAGGCAGATACACACTTTTCACCTTACCGCTGTTTACCAGACCTATCACCTGGCTCACTGATTTGGATATGTAACAATCTGATGATGTAGAGCTGTCAGTTATGTAGCGTGTATTAAGGATATTGCCACATGATTTGAGGTTATCAAAGAAACCTCCATAGGCTGGAGCCGTTCCCCTGTTGCTTGCAACACCATAGAAACCAGCGATCATTTCCTCATCCACGCCAAAGCTCCAGCTACTCTTATTGAGATTTCCGAATCCCAGAGCCACGATTGCAGCCTTTCTGGTGTAGCCTGTAATTGCCGAAACAGCCTGTGTTCCTGCCAGGTTAGCAAATATGCCTGTTGGTGACATATAGGAAAGGCCTGTAGAATAGCTTGGAGGATTCTTTGCCTCCACCCTTACTATTCCGCTGTTAGCATTCAGCTCGATCTTGGATCCCAGGTTTTGATCCTCAGAGTATTCTCCACCGCTTACAGAGCTCTCCATGTAGATCCTTGGCACGCTTGCATCCAGCTCGATCTTGTTTCCTGTTCCCAGTGTAGAAACGATCTTACCACCACTATGCCACCAGCTACCGATACTTGCACCCTCAGCCAGGAGTAGGTTAGTGGCTATGCTTTCAAACTGGGCACCAAACGGATTCCACTTTGATGTATCAGTAGGCACGGTATTGAATGTTCCAGCATCAACACGTGCAATGTAGTAAACACCGTTATACTTGACAGCATCCACCCTGTGACTGGTACCATAGTAGGTAACGCTGTTAGAGGCATTGTAGTTACCACGGAACACCAGTACTGGGCTCTTTCCATCAACGCCATCCTTACCATCTTTACCATCCCTGGAGGTTGCAAAGACACCATCAGCAACATAGGTGATAACCTCTGCTGGAGGTGTGCTGCTCTCATCGTTCTTTTGCATCATCAGAGCGTAACCAGCTGGCAGTCCCTTAACGCCAATGAAAGCAAATGGGAATCTGCCTTTTTCGGTATTCTGCACTCCAGCACATCCGAACTGTGCCAGGGCATCTACCAGGGTGTCATTCCAGCCTACAGCATCATAGCTGACAATACAAACGAATACTGTAGCATTCAGTCCGTTCAGATAGGTTGCCATATTGTTTATAGCATCATCTGAGCCATAGGTATCAAAGTTCCTGGTTTCAACAAGCTCCATCGTGTACCTCTCAATAGTGAATACCGTAAGGCCTCTGCTCCTGCTGTACACAGTACGCTCAGACACACCATTGAACACCTTGATAAAAGCATCCATATTGTTATTCAATCCAGATCCCAGCACATGGATATAGGCAGCATCCTTACCTGGATTACCTGTATCACCCTTACTGCCAGTGACACAGATAGCTGGAGTGATCTTACTGGTACCATTGGTGTATGATATAACAGATCTCGTCCAGATAAACCAGCCGTTCACCCAGCCAGGGTTATACGTGAGCCAGGATCCATCAGAAAGCGTCTGGCTGCTGGATGATCTGTAGTACTGTTCAACTATAGAGCTTACACCCACGCCATTGTTTCCCTGTGTACCTGTGATACAGGCTGGCTTTGTTGTGGTTTCCTCACCATTGGAATATGTTACCTTAGTACGGCTCCAGATATACTTTCCATTCTCCCAGGTCGGTGCATCAGTGCTCCATCCACTGGTAGGAGCCTCAGAGTTAGATGAGCTCTTAGCATACTCCACATCCACATCAGACACACTGATAGCCACGCCATCCTTACCATCGTATGGATTGATACGGAAAGGAGTGCTCCAGGGCTGGAGGATCTGATCAATGGAGCCTGTGAGGACTGCAACAATATCGGACTGAGCCAGGGCACCTTTCAGGATCCTCACACCACGGATCAGGGTTGTGGATCCAAACAGGTTATCATCATAGACAGAGAAACCTACCAGCCTTTCACTCACCACGGATATATCCGACTGTTCGCCATTGATAAACAGCGTACACGTTGTATCATTGAAACGGAAAGCCAGGTGATACCAGGTGTTGGCATTGAGGTTTAGCGTTTTCTCCACATAGTCAGCACCATTGTAGCCACAGATGATCCACTTTACAGGTGTGGTGGTTACTTTCATAAACAGGCACAGCGTAAAGCTCTCACCAAAAGGCAGATCGTAAGGGATCCTACTGTCATTCTGACCTGTCATTTGCAAGGCATCGTGATCACCGTCTGTTACTATCGTATTGCTACCGATATAGCCGTCATAGTGATTACCTGAAAAATCGTGCAAACCATCCACGTTAGATACAGGAATATCCACCCTGGTACGATCTACCAGAGCTGATTTCCTACACATGGTACACCATAGGTATTCCAGGGCACCCACCTCAGGCATGGTCTTAGTCCATCCGTTAGGATCAGGATCATTGGGATTCAGTTCTGGAGGTGCTACAGTGGAGCCATTCTTAGCATATCGGTATTCGTAATAGTCACCAGCAGCAGAATCAGCTCCAGCAGCTCCAGCAGTACCAGTGAGCCTACTCCACTTATACATGGTAGGATCACTGCTATCCATTTCCTCAAAGTCTGTGTACTGACCTATGTAAGCTCCAGGATCCTCACCGTTATTGCCAGTGAAAGACAAACCGCCATTATTGGAGTATTTCAGGTGCAGATAGGTAGTCCTACCATCCTCACCATCTACTCCTGGTATTCCTTGCTCTCCCTGGGCATCCCTCCAGCTGTAATCCGCTGGATTATCGGAATCGGTAACTGACTGATCCACGTACATACCGATCCACCTACCAGGCACCTCTCCCTGACCATCAGTGAAATGCTGTCCTCCATCATTGGAGTATTTCAGGTGGAGATATGAGCTGGTACCAGGATCACCCTTGATCTTTCCATTGTTGATCCAGGTAAGCCCATCCCATACATACAGATAGCCATTCACGAAATAGCAATCACCAGGTGAATTTCCTGTAGTAGGCAGATCTGCCACACTGTTCTTAGAGCCCTTAGGCACAATACTGGTACCATCAGCACCCTTTACCTTGAAAGGAGTGCCCCAGGATCCCTCACTGATCACCTTTGCGCTCTTGATACTCATCCACACTACAGCGTCTGTGCTGTTGGTGTGCCAGCCTCCAGTGTTACCTGAGCCTGTAGGCACAGCAGGCTTTTCCAGGCTGTCATTGAACGTATAGAATATAGAGTTACCAGTTTCACCAGCAGCACCCCTGGCTAATATCTCCCAGTATGTGCTGTTAGTAGGCAGATGTCCCTTGCTTGGATTAGGATTCTTATACCTGTAGGTACACGTCTGGCCTCCATCGGTATAGCTCACCTCATCACCCTTATAGTAGATGTAATCAGGATTGTACTCTCCACGGTACACTCCGATCTCTGAGGTATCTCCAGAATCAGAGAGCAAGCGCACGTTTCTCAGCGTCAGCTGTCCCCTTGCAGTCACATTCCAGTCTATCGAGCTGTGAGCGTCACCTATCCTGAATGCGTTGCCATCCAGATCCAGGTAGCAATAACCGTCTGATGTGACGATCTTACCAGTGGTGATAGTGTTTCCGTTGATCCTGGTAAAGCCATAGGTGGTTACGAAATCACGGAAAGCATCATCCTGGTAGCAGCTACCCAGCACACCCACCTGGAAATAGTAGTTATTAGGATCGCTTGTTTCCTCTACTTTCAGTTGCTCCTGGGTAAGGTACCACGTACCGTTATTGCCACTCTTTGAGCATTTGGCAAACAGGTAGTAGCCTCCACTCTCTGCCATGGTGAAATCCTGGGCTGATATATTCCAGTTCCTTACTCCCACCTCCTGGATCGTAAGGTGTGAGAGCACACAGCTGGAGGCAGCAAACACATTCGGATTGCCATTCTTGTTTGCCTCCAGGATAGCACCAGTGAGGATAAACTGCTGGCTCTTTGAGCCCACAGTGAGCATATTGGTGTCAATACTGAGAGGTCTGATGTGCTCAGGATCGAAATACCCATCTGTATCATAGATCATATTCCTCAGCTCCTCAGTGGTACGCCATCCCCTTTTTGCCCTGGTAAGATCCTTAATGCCAGAGGCGTTGATGATCGTCTCATGTCTGCCTACATCTATCACAGCCTGGGTTGCAACAGCTATAGCCCATGTGTCGGAAAGGGTGATATTGTAATCCTGTCTCACCAGGAGGTTACGCTGTACGTTGGTGATCCTGATACTCTTTTCAATACCGAAACGTGTATCACGCACAGGAGCGTAGTCACCAACCTTGAATATACAGGCAGTGGCATCACTCGGAGTATTCTCCATGAAATACATCCTGTCAAACTCCAGGCTGTACTTTGCCTTAGCCTGTCTGATCTCGTTGAAATCCTGGATAGCCTCATACCAAAGATCCTCCTCAGCAGCATCCTCATAAGCCTTAGGCAGGTGAATGTCTGTGATCTTATACTGATCTCCCACACCTATACGGAAAGCATCCGTATCTACTGTAGGAGTTACCAGGCCTCGCTCATCCTGGAATGGAATGATGGTAAACTTACGCTCTGAGTGATTGTAGCCGTTCTTTAGCTCCAGTTCAAACTCCTGGCCTGACAGCTTACCAGAGATAAACGTGATCTTAGCAGAAACACCAGCGATCAGGTACTTAGTGTTTCCACTGCCATCTGTCTCTGCCAGGTCAAAATCCATTGTGCTATCAATGAAAGAGTTTACATCCAGCACTTGCTGGCCTGTCTGTTTGTCTGTCTTATATGCCAGGGCTGTCACCTCACCTGTACGCTTTGGGTAGATGTCATCGTAAGAGTTGGCATCCTCATCCGTTCCCAGCTTTGCAGCCAGTTCAGCATCCTCCAGATACCTCTTTGTATCATCGTCAATACCGATCATTTCAGTACCAGCCTCTACCACCGTTCCATCCCTCAGGGTGTGGGCATGAGCATTGAGCCTTTTAGGGTAAGGCAACTGGAGAGCTCCAGCATAGTCCCTATACTCACTCCTGATATTCTTAATGCCACCCTCTACCCATAGCCTGGTCTTGATGGTCTTATCATCCACCTTTTCCTCTTTCAGTGTGTACACGCCATTGCCTTTGCCCCACTCAAAGAAATCACCACCACCTGGAGGATTCACTAATGCACCAAACTTACCGATATGGATTGTGCGCACACCATTATCCTGTGTGATCTGGAAATCCAGATTGAAATTTTCCTTGCTACAGAGATCCTGGAGCGTTTTCAGGCAGTTCTGCCTGTTGAACGATATAGTCTTTGCCTCAGTGTCTGGGCAATTAGCAACATCGAATTGCCAGATACCATGATAATCCCTCTCCAGGTTGTATATGAGCACCCTCATAAAGTCTTTCATGGTGTATGTGAGAGTAAAAACGCTTTTGTCACTCCTACCGTTTACATCGGTATTCCTGTAGAGCGTTTTCATCAGCTCATAGATCACACCATAGAATACAGGCTTATAGTTATAGTGGTTATCAGATACTTTCTCCCTGTTTACAGTTGTACGGATGCTGTACTCATACCCATCAACAATGATCTTATCACCCTTATCAAAGGTGATAAGCTCAGAGCTGACAATATCCAGGGTGACAGTATCATCACCCATCAGAGAGACGCTTTGCTGTGCTGACTTGACAGTGCAAAACGGCTCCTGTGAAAACAGAGGGATGGTTTCACCGTTCCTTTTGATTAGTGTAAGTTCTCCCATAGCATTATCTCATTTGTCGAAAACGCCTCAATATCTTCTATTACTCCAGTGATCACGATCTCATACTCACCCTCATCCTGGTAGGTGTGCTCAATGGTGCGGTTAGTACCAGACACGTTGAATGTGTGGGTACCATCACCCCAGTAGATGTTAAGCAGCTTGGAGCTGGTGACAGTGATAGAGCTGCCAGATCCAGCATTACCCACGTGTTTCAGGATGCGTTTCACTGGCTCATCCTCCACCAGTTTCAGCCTGAACGTGCCTACCATTGCACCAGGATTGTACCTACCCCATTTCTTCTGAGGATCGGCATCCTGGATGCAGACTACCTCATAGCAGAGAGGCTTGGAGATACCAGCGTACTCCACTTTCAGACGGTGTGTGCCATCACCGTCTAAGGCTGCAAAGAACTCGTTTACCCTGGCAACATACTCATACCTACTCCTGGCCTCAATAAAGCAATCCAGCTGTATGTTACGTTCCTTGAAACGTGGTCTCTGCTTATCCCTGACAATACCGTGGTAATTCTCCCAGTCCACTGTCAAAGCCTCCTTACGTGCAAGCCTACCAGCCAGTC